TTGGTCAGCTGCTCTTGGTGGTGTCAGTGCAATCGTTCAAGGTGATAACACAAGCAAAATCCCCAATATTTATGCTGATCTGTCCTCGGCCACTGCTGCTTCAATCAATGACCTCCGTGAGGCTTTCGCTCTTCAACGCTATGAGGAAAATCGTGCACGTTATGGCTCTCGCTTCACTGAGTACCTCGCCTTCCTCGGCATTCGTTCCTCAGATGCTCGCCTGCAACGCCCGGAATACTTGGGTGGTGGAAAACAGATCATCCAATTTTCTGAGGTCCTTCAAACTGGGGTCACTACATCTGGTGCTGCTGCTGGTGTGGGCAATCTCAAAGGTCACGGCATCGGTGCTGTTCGCTCTAATCGCTATCGCAAGTTTTTCGAGGAGCACGGCTATGTCTATTCTTTCGTATCTGTCAAGCCCAAAACGATGTATGCTCAAGGCATTCCGCGCACTTGGAACCGTCGTGTTAAAGAGGACTTCTGGCAAAAGGAACTACAGCACATTGGCCAGCAGGAAATTCTCAACAAGGAGCTTTATGCAGCACACGCTTCACCTGAAGGAGTATTCGGCTATCAAGACCGGTACGATGAGTATCGTCGATCTGAATCTACTATTGCGGGAGACTTCCGGTCCACGCTCGATTACTGGCATTACGCTCGTATTTTCGCAAGCGATCCAGCTCTTAATGCTGCTTTCGTCAAGTCAGAGCCCACGAAGCGCGTCAATCAAGTTACTTCAGCCGATGTCCTGTGGATTATGGCGAATCACTCCGTTCAGGCTCGCCGACTGGTGGCTAGTGGCGGCAGCTCGTTTATTTATTGAGGAGATACAGACACCATGGCACTCGATCAAAATGGACACGAAGTCCTTGACGATACCCCTGTAAGCATTCCGCTTCGCTGGTCTCGTCCACCTTCTCGTTTGGATGAAATCCGGGCACACCTCAAAATCATTTCTCGGGAGGCTGAACAACATGGCTCTGAAACCTTCGAAGAGGCTGACGACTTCGATGTCGGTGACGACTACGATCCCCGGTCTCCGTGGGAACTCTCCGTTGATCAGGAATTACACACCGAGCGCCCTGTGGACTCTGGAGCGCCTACACCTCCGGTTCCCGGACCTCCCGACGGAAACGCTGGCAATGTACCTGTTCCGTCCCAGCCGGCACCTCCGCCAGTCAGTTCCTGACAAACATGGCTGTTAAAGCCTTCCCCTTCCTACCCTCTTAGCGGGGGTATGGGGCGGCTCCCCCATGTAGCGGGGTACCCGCGTAACCTTCAAAAATACAGTAGACTACTTGATGTCTACTGTGTCAACTGACAGGAATTTATTCATGGCATCAAACATAAACTATCGTTCTTCTCGTCGTTCAGGGCGCGTTGCCTTTGCCAACGCTAACGCTCCTGCCCGAAGGCGTTCGAGCCTCTCGGGCGCGTTGCCTCTGACGGATGAACATCTCTCCCGCCGTCGATCTCAATACCGCGAGGTTCCCGAGCTGGTCCTCCCGGCCAATGATCGGCGGCTCTACAATCCGGACCCAGAGCCAAGCTACAAGCGTCTCTCTGGTCGTCCGGCTAGGGTGGTGGCGGTCCCCGTAAGGAAAATCCGCCAAACATCCCACCTTGACCCAGAAATGGGTCTTCATAACCCTCTTCCTCAGCTCCTCTTTCAACAAGCCTCCGGCGTTACTGTCTGCGTACAGCGTAAAACTCGCAAGGAAGTTATTCATGCAAAGGGTGTTGCTGGAACCAAAGTCGCTAAACCTAAAATGCGACATTCCTCCAAAATCAAATGTAACTATTACGGGTGAAATATGGGACCTTTCTCACTTGCCGGAATCGGCTCTATCGCATCAGGAATATCTGATCTCTTCGGAGGTGACTCCGATTATCAACAACGTCTTCAATATGACCAACAAAAGGAATTTGCTCAAATGGGTATCCGGTGGCGTGTCGAGGACGCCAAAGCGGCCGGACTGCATCCCCTCGCGGCTATCGGTGCTGCTGGAACTTCTTACTCACCTACGATCGCTGTTGGTGGTGATTCTCTTGGTACTCGTCTCGGTCGTTTCTCTGACACACTTCGAGGTATGGGACAAAATACTCTCCGTGCTGAAACTGCTACTATGACTGCGGAAGAAAAGGAAATGGCGTCCCTCGCTCTTCGTCGTGCGCAACTTGGAAATCAGTTGCTTGAGGCTCAAATTACATCGGAATGGGCTTCAATCATGGGTCAACCGGGGACGCCCTCTATGCCGTCGAATCTCACGGCTCCTGCTGTTAATGGTCGTGCGCCTGCTGGCATGATCAAATCTCAACCCTCCATCTCCATCTCGTCTCGTCCCGGACGTCCTGATATTGAGGCTGCTTCTACTCCCTTGACAAAGCAATTCGACATGGGTGGTGGTGCTTCGGTCATTCTCCCGTCTCAGGCTGCTTCGGAGTCTCTGGAATCAATGGGTCCCGGTGCGGCGGCTGCTGCTACTGGCATCTCGGCTCTTCGCGGTTGGTGGCATGGCCCGTCGATTGGTCCGAAACTTGATCCCGGTCCCGGGTATCAGTGGGTATGGAAGCCGTTCTCTCAGTCGTGGCGTGCTGAACCTATTAAATCGACGATTCCTCGTCGTCCGTACAACCCCTCCGGTCTGAGGGGTCGTTAACTTGAAGGAGAAAAATCATGGCTTATCGTCGTGGGCGTCGTTCCCGTGCTCGTCGTAGCTATGGCCGTCGGCGCAGTCCAGTGCGTCGTATTGGCTATCGCATGTAGTGCTTTGCAAGAAACCGTTCCGGCAGGACGGGCAGGAATACCCTTGTGGTCAATGTCTACCCTGTCGGATTAATCGTCGTCGGCTCTGGACCCACAGACTGCTTCTGGAACAACGCAGTCATGAATGGTCCTCATTTTGGACATTAACTTATGACAAAGAAAATTACCCCGTCAACGGGTCTCTCGATCCTCCCGAAATCACAAAGTGGATCAAACGTCTACGTGAAAAAGCTCAAAGGCCCCTTCGGTATTACCTTATCGGTGAGTATGGGGATCAAACAAACCGGGCTCACTACCACGCGGCTCTTTTCGGTCTCCATTACGCAGAAAATTCGCTCATCGCCCAAACATGGGGACGCGGGTTCTGTCACGGTGGAGAACTCAACGCTCAGTCAGCCGCATATCTTACGGGCTATGTAACCAAGAAAATGACTTATCATGATGATTCAAGGCTTAATGGTCGTCACCCTGAGTTTGCTCGTATGTCTCGGAACCCTGGCATTGGTGCGCTTGCTATTCCTGTTGTGGCCACAGCACTCGGGTCTAGATTTGGTGCTAAATCTGTGGCTGAAAGTGGTGATGTGCCTCTTGCTCTTATGCATGGGCGCTCTAGTCTTCCACTCGGTAGATATCTGAGGCGGAAACTCCGTGAGGAACTCGGCTTCGATCATGTGGGAGGACAAGAAAAACCGGAAATACTCCGGCAATTACAAGTGCAGGCTCTGTGCGATGCTGCGGGCTCAGCTTCGGCGTATCTCGCGCAAAAATCTGCGTCTGAAAAGGTGAAAATTCTCCAAATTGAAACTAGGGCCAAAATCTGGTCTAAAAAAGGAATGTTATGAAACGCTCAAAATTCTCTCTCTCAAATTACAAGCTGCTTACCTGTGATATGGGTGAGCTCGTTCCATGTGGTCTTCAAGAGGTGCTTCCCGGTGACACAATCCAACAGGCTACGTCTTTACTCCTTCGGGTCTCTCCGCTTCTGGCTCCTGTCATGCATCCGGTACAAGTGCGGGTTCACCATTGGTTCGTTCCGCATCGCCTTGTTTGGGATGACTGGGAAAAATTCATCACTGGTGGTCCTGACGGTATGGATGCCTCCGTCTTTCCGACAATCACCTTTGGTGGTGGTACTGGCGCGGCGGTTGGGTCGTTGGCAGATTACTTGGGAGTCCCCACTGGTGTGAATAACATTGAGGTTTCTGCTTTGCCTTTCCGCGGATACGCGAAAATCTGGAACGAAAATTATCGCGATCAGGACTTGCAAACGGAACTGGTCATTGATAAAAATTCTGGGGCTGATACCACGACAAACACGACTCTTCAAAACGTGGACTGGGAAAAGGACTACTTCACTTCGGCTAGACCTTGGGCTCAAAAGGGTCCGGACATCACTCTCCCATTAGGTACCTCGGCTCCTGTACGGGGTCTTGCGCTCTCTGCTGGTACTGCTTACACGAATTCGGCTACGGGCACAAAGGATGCTTCTGGCGCCGCTCCGCCTGCTGGTTCAAATTGGTCAGCTGCTCTTGGTGGTGTCAGTGCAATCGTTCAAGGTGATAACACAAGCAAAATCCCCAATATTTATGCTGATCTGTCCTCGGCCACTGCTGCTTCAATCAATGACCTCCGTGAG